ACGTCCTGGTGCTGGGTCTAAACGCTGCGGTCACGACACCTGCCCAGGTGGCGGAATGGTAGACGCGCTAGCTTCAGGTGCTAGTATTCGCAAGGATGTGGAGGTTCGAGTCCTCTCCTGGGCACCACAATACTCAATATTTCCCTTATTTTACTCAGCAGGAATGGCAGAGACGCCAGCCTGCCCCCCATCGTGCCCCCCACTGTTTTCTTGGTAGTTTCCCCCGCCTGTGATCAGGTCTTCTAGGTCAGTGCAGCGGATCAGGGAAGCACGGCCCCATTTGTGAAGGTCGAGGCGACCCGCATTAATGGCGCGATAGATGCTGTCCTTGCCAATGCCATAGGCGCTGGGAATCTCGGAAACGCGGATGAAGATTCGCTGTGTCATGCGGATCTCCCTTTTGTGTTTTCCATGCTCGCTTTCATGCGATCCATGATCCATTTGATGCATGGCACCGCCATTGAGTTGCCGAGGGCTTTGTATTGCGGCCCGTCAGCAGCGTCTTTGCCGCGGTATTTGATTGCGGTGTGATTGTCGGGAAACCCCTGCAAGCGGGCGCACTCCGTCGGGCTTAGGCGTCGCACCGCCCACGGCTGGGCCACATGCCACGGCTTCACCGTCTCTATGGCTCCGGTCAGCTCTGTGGTGGTTGGCGGTGGCCGATCATATCCGCGCCCGTCATCCCCCCGAAACCTGTCCTGAAAGGCAATAGCAGGGGGAACGCCCGCGTTTGCATGGCTGCCGTCATGGCCGACCGCTCGTATGGTTGGGCACAGGTCATCGAGGGCGTCGGCTCCATAGTCCTTTGACGAAAAAGCAACCGGCACAAAGTGACCAGCCGCTGCGCCCTCGGGCCTGCCGCTTGCACCGCCTGAAAAGCTATGTGAGCACAGTGTTCCGGCCACAGGCACCAATGGCGTCCCGCGTCCGGTTCCATCTTCGCTGGCATCGTAACCTTCACCGCGCAGCGCGTGAGCGACCATCGTTTCTGTTTCAAAGTCTTGCCGCCCCATTCCACCTGCGTTCAGGCAATGTGCAACATCTCCGGTGCTGGAAATAACGCCTGCTCCAATTTGTGCGCGAACAGGCCCGTCTTTGCAGGATGTGTCCAAGGTTGGTGCTACTTCAGTGAAACCACCGCCATGAGGGCCTGTTTCAAAGCCTCGGGTAGTGCTTTCCCTCGCTTCTCGGTGCGGCGGAGTATGCCCGCGCAGGCTTTGGCGCTCAAATAAAACCGCTGCGGGATCGACCCGACCTCCAAAATCGACGACAACGAACACACGTCGGCGTCGTTGGGCCACTCCGAAGTATTGAGCGTCGAGAACCCTCCAAGCTGCCCGTGCCCGTGGTCCTGCAACCATACCAGACTTTGGCCAGCTCTCCCCGTCTGGGGTTTGAAAGGCATCATCTGCTCCGACAAGGCCTCCCAAGAAACATCCAAATGCGTTTCCTTTGTCGGAGAGGACGCCTGGGACGTTCTCCCAGAGGACGGCGAGTTTTCCATCAAGTCGAGCATCGACGATTGCATGGCAGGTCTCCACAAATTTCAGGGTCAGGTTGCCGCGCGCATCATCCGTGCCGCCGCGCAGGCCAGCGATTGAGAACGCTTGGCAAGGTGTTCCGGCTACAAGGATGTCTGGCAGCGGGATCCCGTGGTATCTTAAAAGCTCCGGCGTTACTTCGGTCATGTCGCCCCAAAGCAACGGGTCACCTTGATTGTGGGTGTCAGGCGTCCGGTACCCGAGCCGTTCCTGAAGAACAGCGCGGGGGAATTTCTCGATTTCGGATGCGACGCGCCAGTCCACCCAAGGCGCGGCCATCTCAGGGGCTCCTATGCCGGAGCAGAGCGTCATACCAATCATGCTTATTCTCCGATCGTAGTTGCTGGGTGTCTTGCTCCGGCGTGAGCAACACATGGTTTTGCCCGAGTGTCTCTAATCTCGATCCGCAGCTCCGCAAGGCAGGTGTTGAATGGGCTCGGGTCCGTCGAGATTGTTTGAACGACCTCGACCATCGCAGCGCACCGATCCAGTGTTGTATCCATCTGGGCAATCTTGGCCTCTAGTTCGGCAATCTTGCGCTGGGCTTCGGCTAGACTGATAATGTGTCCGGTCATGCCACCATCTCCACGTCGAGTTCATGGGATATCAGGACCGTCGCATCGTCGGGCCAAGCAAATCGGACCGAGTTGCCACCAGCATGTTCTACCCAGAACGCAGGCTTTCCGCTGACCAAGATGGGCCGACCGAATCCTTCCGGCAGAGGTGCCTCATTGATGAATGCGACCATCGTCAGAAACTTTTTGAAGTTGATCGCGTCATTGGCGGACTGGATTGCGTTGAAAGCCCGCATCCGAGCCTGGTTCTTGTCCTTGGCGTAAAATAGGGCATCGCCATATCCTACGACACCGACGGTGTATCGTTTGAGGATGCAGCTCATGCCGTCATCCTGTCGATGTTGCAGAGGTGTGGTGTGTAGCTGGTCACTTCCACCCAAGGGTTTGCGTCCCACGCGCCGTCGCCGTTGATTTTGTCCCAGAGGGTCGCATAGGCTTCCACCGGCCCCTTGAGCGGCATCATTTCGATGCTGCCCCCGTTGGGACTGGGTACTTGGCGCGTGTCGTTTTCGTCAAAGAATGGCCCGCACCCTTCTGCAATTGCTCCGGCTTCATCTATTTCGTGCAGGCGCTCGATCCGATAGTCGGTCACGACCAGCGTCAGGCGGCTGGCCCATTTCGGCATATGTATCGAGGGATGCCAGCCGCCCCAATATGAGTGCCAGCCGTGGTCGGGATCGGCTTTGTAGTGAACCTTGCCGCCGATCGCCTCGCTGGGCTTTTTACCCCACCCGATCCCGCTGATTTGAAAGTTCTCGCGGACCCAGATCAAATCTTGGGCCTGCGTTCGGGTGCCAAAGTGCTGACCGTAGGGTGTGCCAGTACGATCTTGGCACCGGATAAAGCCGGTATCGGGATCCCGCCACCAGTGCCCAACATCGACCGGAGCGTCTTTGAAGATGCGCCGCGTCTCTGTTTTGCGACCGGCCAGCATGGCTTGCACCATCTCTGCGTTGAACAGTTTTGGTATGTGGCGAGGTTGTTCACCCAATAGCCTTCTCCTTTGCAGCCTGTTTTGCGTCCGTCAGCGCCTCGATCAGGGCCGAGAGGGCCTTTGCGATCGCTTTGTCCCGTTTCCGGCTGGCCTCTGTGGCGGTGGTGTTCTTTGACATGCGCTTGTGCATATCCATGTTCTGGGCAAGGTTCGCGATCGGGAAGCTGTGCGACCAGCCGGTCGATCCGCTCTTGCCTTCGCCCCCAACCCAAACCAAGGCCCCGCTGTATCGCGTTTCTGCCGTCACTTTGCCGACGGTCACGCTCACCGGATCCGAGTGTAATCTGCGCTCGCCCATCAGCGTTTTCCTCCGGTTGGTGGGTACACGGTGATAAACCCGTCATCCTCGATCAGATCGTTGAGGCCAGGACACTCCGGTCGCATCGTGCCGCCTGGGCAATCGCAACCAGGCCAGAGCGGACACTTGAATGTCGGCATCTCGCCTTCGATGCCCGCGCTGACCTCGGGAGGAGGTGAGGCCAGCGCGGGCCGGTGTCCGTGAGTGGATTTCGGTGCGGGGTGATTTGCGCTCATGGCTGGATCACCTCGTATTGGCTGTTATCGAGGCGCAGGGGTTTCGCACCCATGTCCACGATCTCGATGTCGCGGCTGCCAAACATGCGGCCACAAACGATGCCCTGTTCTGGGTGGTGTGAGGGTGAACGTTTGAAGCGCACCTCGTCACCCAGCTTGGGGGAATAGAAAGGTGGCCTCGAGCTGGACGTGCCAATGCTCGAGACCGAAGGTGCCCCTGCCTGCTGATCTGCGATCGCGGCTGTGGGGTGAGGCGACTGGTTTGGGATGCTCATGCTGCCAAGGCTCCCTCTGTGACGGCACCGGCAATGACGCCGACCACAGTGGCCGGTTGGGTCTGCCCGTAGATTGGTGTCGTCGAAAGGCTCTTGCCTATCGTTTGCGGCTCGACCCCGTATTGGAGGAGCAGGCTGATAAGAACGCAGGCGTCCTCGATCGTGTGTTGAAGCTGCGAGCCCCCGCGTTGTCCGGCAGCGTAGAAGACCTCCACCGGATCGCCGGTCGTTACATCGAGGCCGATCGTGACATGAAACTTGTGCTCTGCACTGTCTGTTTGCCAGACCAGTCGGCGTGTAACCGAGGGCCGTCGGTTAGGCGGGGTCCTGCGCTCGCTCACCGTGCCATCTCCACCGGCATCTGTGCCAAGCGGGTTTGATCAACCGTCAGCCCGCGGGCCGTCATGAGTGTCATCCAAGCGAGGCGGCGCAGAAGTGGCCGGTCGTGGTATTGTTCGGGGTTCGCAACAACCGTCCGTGCGTCGGCGATCAGGCCGAGTGTGGGTGTGGTCGTTGGTAGCCGTGGGTGTGTGAAATGCTTCATCGTTGCCTCCGTTGTTGTTGGAGGTATAGTGGAGGTTTTGTCCACTGGTCAACATGTAAATGGAGAAAAAATCCATTGATTAGAACGAATGGGGAACTTACACTTTGCACCGAGAGGTTGAAATGAAAAGCTATAATATTCCGACATTTTTAATACTCGTGCTTACGCAAGTGCCAAGAGTTACCCCTGCGCGAGCAGCATATTTCTATCTGAAATTTAGGGGAATTTGTCTTACCGGAGAGGTGCGCGACTGACTGCCGAGAGTTAGCGGCTAAGAGCCGAAATCCATGCGGCTATCTCTGCGTGTAAGACTGCTGCGACGATTCCAAGAGCATAAACTGTTAGCCATTTGTAATCGATTTTTGCATCCAGCTTCGTATCTATGCGAGCAAGGGTTACCTCGATCGAGGTCAGCCGTTCCTCGACGCGATCCATTTTAGTTTCTAGACGATCGATGCGTTTATCCATGCCGCCAGAATCGCCGCCGCCGCCGCCGTGTGTCAAGGCTTCTATAGCGTCTGACGTGAGGTCGGCCATTTGTGGGGGAGGCAACTGTGACACGTTACTCATTTGTTGGCGTTGTCATTCGAGAATTCCTGAAGCTTGCGAGCATTGGCTTCTGCACGTGAAAAGAGCTTTACGTATTGTTCAATCATTTCTTTACGTTCGGGGAGAGGAAGCATTGCCGCCAGTAATGCGTCTTGTTGTGCTAGAGCATTAAACCAATCAATACTCATTTCAGCCCATTTTTCCAATTTCTCGACTCGAGCTTCCAACTCAGAGATTTGTTCATCTTTCGTCACTTTTCTACCTCCCCGACTTTGCCATGCGCTCCATAAGAGCTGCATGAAGATCGCGAGGCACATCCGTAAAATCGTTGGCGTAGATGAAGTTTAACCCAAAGCCATAAATGTGAAAAATTCTTTCGGCTACGACTATGTCCAGGCCAGCTTCGCCCTTTTCAATTTTGGTCAAAGAGCTCCTATCTAAGTCGACAGAGTCGGCGAATTCTGCCTTTGTTAGTCCTAGGACCTCCCTGACGGCGCTAATTCGCGGTCCTACTTTTTCCCTCCGGCTTTCACGGGGTATGAGCTTTTCAAGTGCTTTAACCATCCTCAAATTATCCACATCGGTAGAGAAAACTTCCATCGACTTCATTCCCATCTTGACGAATGGAGAAAAACTCCATTATTACAATTCACATGAGCAAAATTTCATCTGTAAACGACCTCATTTCGCTTTGGCCAAATCGAAAGGCTCTTGCTGGCGATCTCGAAGTAACGGTTGATCGAGTCCACAAGTGGGCACGGGTCAACTCGATACCAGCAAAATACCATGGCGATGTTTTGGATGCCGCACTGATGCGAGATTTCGCGATAGATGCTGAAAACCTCATCGAAATGCATCGACCTAGATCGGACGCTGCGTGAATGCGCATGTGCCCAGTTCGCCGGTCGTGATTCATGTTCATGGTTCGTCATATGGCGAGCATGTCACATTTGCCCCTGGGCAGGCGACGGGACCTTCCCCCGCCGATCGTCCGCGCTACGATCCCTATCAGGTGCACCGCGAGTTTCCGGCCCGTTGGCAGGCGTACATTGTAGCCAATTATCGGAACATCGGGCACGTCGCCTCTGTGTTCAATGTGTCCGAAAGAACCGCCCGTAACTGGTGGAAAGGCGATTTTGGGGCCGTTGGTGGCCACGTCGCCATTGCGATGCGCGAGCATGGACAGACCGCCTACGAAGCCCTGTTTGCGGAGGCCGCTTAATATGCTGGCCTCCCCCCTTTTTTTGCCCAGTGACGGACTAATGTCCGGACTAACTGCCGGACTAACGTTCACGGGGATGCTGCACAGCAGCAGATTTGCGACTTCATCGATAAGTCCAGAACACTGCGCCGATCGTCGCGAGGGTGGCCATGTAGGCCGTCAGTGTAGGTCGTGCGTAGAGAATGGCGATGATCGCCAGAACATATTTGATATTCATCTCGTCTTTTCAGTCCTTTCGGGCGGGATGAGTGCGCGTGGTGGGAGTGCAATCCCATCACGCAACCCGCGGGTTACGATGCTGACACGGTCGATGGTTTCGCAAATGCGAGCCTCTGGCGGTTTCCCCGCGCAAAAACGGGGCCACAGAAGCCCCAATCAAGGCAGATCAATCTTATCGGAGAGAAATATGGGACGACGTCGAGGGGCGATGTCGCGGTGTGAGCTATGAGCCACCGCGCAATGAATTGGGCACACCGCCCGCCGTGTCTCAAATTGGGACTCGGGATGCAAAATAGAGCCGCAAATACTGTGTTTAGCCAATTTAGCCGTGTCTCAAACTTGGACACGGACTTTTCTGGGGGCGCATCATGAGCCATAAAGCCACCAACTGGTTCTCCGAAGTACCCGCCGATCTGATGACGTCGGGCGAGTTCCGCGTCCTCTTTTTCCTTGCCGATTGCCACAATCCAAGTCGCGGCTGTTTCCCCGAGCAGGAGTTCTTGCGCGGTAAAACTGGCCTGTCTAACGGTGGTCTGAACAAGTGCCTAAGCGGCCTCGAAACCAAGAAGCTGATCCGGCGCAAACAGCGCTTCAACACTAAAACAAAGACGCGCCTCTCCACCCTTTATGTCTTGGGTTGTGACGATGATTTGACGATTGAGCCAACTCCACAAAGTGGAGACGGACCCAACTCCACTTTTGACGCCGATCCAACTCCACTTTTGGGCCAAAGCCAACTCCACCCCGGTGGAGACAAACCTGTAAGTGAACCTGTAAAGGAACCTTGCGGCCCAGGGGCTGTTCCGCAGACAACCGATTTGCAATCTGGTTTTCTTGAAGAGTTCGCAGCCGCGTTCCCTCGCATCGGTAACCTCGAAAAGACCGAGGCAGCTCTGCGTCAAGCGATCGCCGATGGTGCCAAGCCCGAGGTCATCCTTGCCGGTGCCAAGGCATACGCCGTCGAGCAGGCTGGCAACCAGACCCGCTACATCGCCTATTCCGAGAATTGGGTGACGCAGGCCCGTTGGGTTCAGTTCGAGCAACCTGCCGCCGATCCTGCCGATGCCGAGAAGATCACCGAGCGTTGGGTCAAGGCAATCAAGACCAGCCACCAAGCCCTTGCCCGTCACTGCTCGATCGCCACGGCCCGCGACTTGATCGCCCGGATGCTGGTCACCGAGGACGAATGTCGGGCCGCGGGGATTTCGCTATGAGTTCGCCACACACCGATCCGGCTTCCAACGGCCAAACCTTTGGAGAGGTCACTGTGACCGTGGACCTTGATGTCGGTGATTGCGTCGTGCATTCGTTCCGCCCTGGTCTGGTCACCCCGATCGCACAAACGATGCGCCTCCACTCGCTGGACGAGGTGCAGGGCGCGTACATGGTGCAGTATCGCCTCGCCCCCACCGACCCAATGGCAGCCGACGTTGCACGGGCCCTCAAGTTTGCGGCCCAGCAGCTCAAATCACGTCAGGGAGGGCAACGTCGTGGGTGATCGTATGACCGCAGCCGAGCTAGTTGCATCGCAGACCAAGGCCAAAGGTAACAAGTTCAGCGCCCAGCGCGTTGAGGTCGATGGTATCTCGTTCGATTCCAAGAAAGAGGCCCGCCGGTGGGGTGAGCTGAAACTGTTGGAGCGGGCTGGGGAAATCATTGAGCTGCGTCGGCAGGTTGTTGTTCCACTCGAGGGGAGTGGTGGGCCGTTGCTCACTCGCACGGGGCGTCAGATGCGGATTACGGTGGATTTCGGTTATGTCGAGGTCGCCTCGGGTCTGACCGTCTACGAAGATGCCAAGGGCCTGCCAACACGGGATTATGAGGTTCGCCGATCTGTGGCAGCCGCACAAGGTGTGGAGATCGTCGAGGTATGACTGATCAGATGACCACAATGGATCGTGTTCGCGTGTATGCCGCTGTCGCGCCAGAGATAACGATCGACAGCAAGACAGCACAGGTCCTTTGCACGTTGGCAGATGTTGGGGTGAAAGCCTGCAATCTCGAGCAACGTGAGGCCCAGTTGCAAATCAAGGCCAAGGAGCTGATGGCGCTGGGCGAAAGGTTATCAGCTGATATGGATCGTCTAAAGACTGATCGCATGTATGCGTATGCGATTGCTGGGGTAGGTCTAATAGCTGTCCTGCGGGGTGCTCTGCTATGACCTTCGTCACCGAAGCTGATCTATGCGTCGCATTTGCAGAAACAGTGCCCAGCGCTTGGACCGTGTATAACGAGACCGCAGGGTTCGACATGGTGCTGGTTCATGAGACCGGTGTGCAGATCGCAATCGAGGCCAAGTTGAAGCTGAACCCGAAGGTTCTGGCACAGGTCATCGAGACGCGACCACATTGGAATTTCAACGGTCCGGACTTCCGTGCTGTCTTGGTACCCGCAGGCAATCCCGATCTTTGCTCTATCGCCGATGCGCTGGGCGTGACTGTGATGACCGTTGCCAAGAAGGACCGAAACACATCGTCATATGGCAGCAATTCGACAAAGGCCGCAAAGTTCTACTCGCGCCCCAAGTTCCCGAAGGTTGAGGCGCTCAAAGAGAACAAATGGGGCGCATCGCGGGATTGGTTCGACCACGCTCCGGTCGATCGACTGCTATTGCCTGAATATGTGCCGGATGTTGCCGCGGGTGTTCCTGCCCCCTCTGTTTTGGGCTCATGGAAAATTCAGGCGATCAAGGTCTGCGTTTGGGTTGAGACCAAGGGATCGATCACCCGTGCTCACTTCAAAGCGCTGGGCATCGACCCGGGGCGATGGATGACCGGCGTTTGGTTGGCGAAGGGGGCGACACGCGGCGTTTGGGTCAAGGGGTCTCACTTCCCTGGTGATCAGTTCCGTGCTGCACACCCGACGGTCTACGAGAAGGTCATTGGTGATTTGGATAAATGGTCTGTCGAGAGCGGCCTGCTCGCCTTGGGTGTTCAAGGGGAGCCGATGCTATGAGCGGACAGAACCGATCGTCTGCCGTGATGCAGCAACGTCAGGAGGCGCGTGATGCCCTCGATGACTTCCCGACACCGATGTGGGCGACCCGCGCTCTGTGTGTCTGGTTGGAGGCCCAAGGCCACCTTTTGAAACACCAGATCGCTCGCGAGCCATGCGCAAACCGTGGCTACATGGTCGTTCCCCTTCAGGAGTTCTTTGCCGCCGTCACTGCCGCTGATGTCCACGACTATGGCGTCGGCTATGCGGTCGAGGATTATCTATTTGGTCCGTTGCCCGATGATACCGGCTGGACGGTGATGAACCCACCATTCCGGCTAGCACAGCAGTTCATTGAGCGGGCTTTGGAAACCTCGGACTGCGGGGTTGCTGTCTTTGTCCGGTCTGCGTTCCTCGAGAGTGAGACGCGCTACAATGATCTGTTTTCGAAGAACCCACCCACAGCGATCCTGCAATTTGCGGAGCGTGTTGTCATCCACAAGGGGGCGATGCGGCGCAAGGGTGAAAAGTATCTGGACGCCGAGGGTGTGGAACGGTCTGCATCGTCCGCCACAGCCTATTGCTGGTTGATCTGGGAGACCTTTGGGCCGCTGGACGAGCGCGGCACCGAGTTCCACTGGATCCCGCCGTGCGCCAAAAAGCTCGAGCAGCCCACCGACTATGACGTCAGGGGGCACAATGAGCACTGATCTCCTAGCACCGCTGCCGGAATCCGTTGCAGAGATTGCCGAGGTTTTGGGCCGTGAGAAGGCTCTCAATTTCATCGGGCAGTTGCCGACTTCTGGTTCTCGGGCTTGGCGTAAATGCGTCTACATCCCCAAACGCCTGCCGATGCATCACAAGCTGGTCGGCATGCTGGGCTGGCACGATGCCTCGAAAATGGTTGAGGCGTTCACAGGCATGATCTTGCAGCCGTCCAATTGCCGGTTCCTGCACCGCCATCATCGTAACCGTGAAATCCGGCGCATGGATGCCGAGGGCATGCCGGTCACAGACATCGCCGACGTGGTGGAGCTTTCCACCTACCGCGTCCGAGAAATCATCGCCGAGGGGCAAATCGCAACCAAGGAGGCCGCACATGGCTGATAAAGGAATGAAGCGCATCATCGGCCATTGGACCGGTGGAGCTGGTAGGGCATCTGCCCTTGATCGGAAGCACTACCACCGGCTCGCAGAGTTTGACCGGACCATCGTGTTCGGAAACGAGACGATTGCTGACAATATCGTGACGTCTGACGGCGATTATGCCGCTCACACGCTGCGTCTTAATACCGGTTCGATTGGCGTCGCCTGTTGTGGCATGGCGGGTGCGATCGAGAACCCGTTTAACGCCGGTGACCACCCGATCCGCGAGGAGCAGTTCAACGCGTTCTGTAAATTGATCGCCGAGCTGTGCCTCGAGTACAGCATTCCGGTGACGCCACAGACCGTCTTGTTCCATTCCGAGGTTCAGCCCAACTTGGGCGTTCAGCAGCGTGGTAAATGGGATATCAACCGTTTGCCTTGGGATGAAAGCATCCGTGGTGCTCGCGCTGTCGGTGACTACATGCGCCGTCGTGTCAATTTGATGCTGGGTGGTGTCGAGGTGGTGCAAACCAATAGACCCACGCTCCGGTTTGGCATGAAGGGTGTCGCAGTGGCCGAGCTGCAGTCTGATCTTGCCGAGCTCGGGTATTTTGCCGGACGGGTGGACGGTGACTTCGGTCCGTTGACCCGTGCCGCCTTGCTCGCATTCCAGGCTGACAACGATCTGGCCACGGACGCGACCGTTGGGCGCATGACATGGACCGCCCTGGGTGAAGCAGAGCCGCGTCCATTGCGGGATGTGTCACAGGCGGACATCGATGCAGAGAGCGGTACCGCCAAGGATGCGCTGATGACCGCCCGTGTAGGTGATCTAGTCGGATTAGGCGGTGTTGCCGGTCTGGTGTCGCAGGCCCAACAGGTCGGTGCGGCTGCCGAGGCTGCATCAGGCGTTCTTGGCTCCATCTCCGGTGTTGTCACCCAACATTGGCCCGCCTTGCTGCTTTGTGGTCTCTGCATCGTCGCTTGGCTGGCATTGCGGGCTTTGGGTCATACCACCCGCAAACGCCGCCTACGTGATGCCCGTGAGCACCGGAGTTTGGCGCGATGATCGGTTGGCTCGCTACATCGTTTATGCGCTCGACATGGGGGAAATACCTCATGATCGGGCTTGCCGTGCTCGCAGGCGTCAAAGTCTGGGGCGAGGTCAAAGAAAGAGAGGGTCGGCGCACCGAGAGGTCGCGCCAATCCGTTGAAACCCTGAAAACCATGAGGAGGATGCAAGATGCGGGTGCCGCTGTCGCCACTGATCGCAGTTCTATCGTTAGCCGCCTGCGCGACGGTCGTTTCTGACGCCGTTCCGCCGGTCAAAGAATACTCACCCGAGGTGCAGGCCCAAGCCGCGGACGAGCTCGAGGCATTGCCCGAGGGTTCGGTACTGCCTGACCTAATCGCCGATTATGCTGTTTTGCGGGCTCAAATCCGCGCACTGAAAGGAGCTCATTGATGGGCACTCTATATGGGCAAAAGCCCGCACCTGTCGTTCACCCTGACGTCCAGCTCGCCTGCATGCAGCCTTGGCCACGCATCACGCGGATGGTCGCCCTGCGTGGCACAGTCAGCCTCGATGCGATGATGGCGGGTCTTGGTCACTGATGCGCTTGGTCATTGTCGAGAGTCCCTATGCTGGTGATGTTGAGGCGAACGTGGCCTATGCCCGCCTCTGCCTGAAGGACGCGCTTCACCGTGGCGAGGCCCCCATCGCATCGCATCTGCTATTAACGCAGCCGACGGTTCTGGATGACACTGTGCCGGAGGAGCGCACGTTGGGTATCAATGCGGGGCTCGCTTGGTTGCGTGTTGCCGATGCGTCTGTGGTTTACACTGACCGTGGTGTGTCTGCAGGGATGGAGCTTGGCATCGAGGCAGCCCGTGCCGAAGGCCGCGCCGTCGAGTTCCGATCGCTCGAGGTGAGCCCATGAAAATCTCACAGAAAAAACGGGTCCTTCCGGCGGGGGGAAGCTCGGTGGGTGGTCATTGGCGCATAAAACTACTTGTGGGTGCTGCCGGTTTTCCATTTCGTTTCGTTTTGGGAGAGGCCCATGTCTGACCTGATTTCCTACACTGATTTGGAACGCCTGCCGCCTGGTAATCTGGTGCCGTATGGCCGCAACTCTCGGACGCACAGCCCAGAACAGATCGAGCAGATCGTTGCCTCGATCAAGGAGTTCGGGTTCACCAATCCTATCTTGATCTCCGAGGACAGCACGATCATCGCAGGCCACGGTCGAGTCCAGGCTGCCGTTGCTATGGGTATGGATGTTGTTCCCTGTCTGCGTATCGCCGGTCTGTCTGATGAACAGCGTCGCGCCTACATCATCGCCGACAACAAGCTGGCAGAAAATGCGGGCTGGGATGACGAGTTGCTCCGGCTCGAGCTGGGGGAGCTGCGCGACCTCGGGTATGACATCGATGTTGTTGGCTTCGATCAGGCGGAGCTCGACGAGCTGTTTCTGGAAACCGACGGCCTCGAGGAAGAAGGCAACACCGACGACGATGAAATCCCAGCGTTTGGCGATTGGTTCACGTCGCGTCGTGGTGACGTTTGGGTCTGCGGTGATCACCGGATCATGTGTGGGGATTCGACGGTGATCACTGATATCGAGACGTTGGTTGGTGAGGGCGGCGTCGATATGTGCTGGACCGATCCACCGTACAACGTCAATTACGAAGGTACCGCTGGCAAGATCGAGAACGACAACATGGAGGCCGACGCCTTCCTCGCGTTTCTGACCGATGCCTTTGTGTCGGTGTTCTCTGTCCTGAAGGCTGGGGGTGCTCTTTATGTGGCCCATGCTGACACCGAAGGCCTGCCGTTTCGCAACGCCTTTGCGTCAGCAGGGTTTAAACTCTCGGGCTGTCTGGTGTGGGTGAAGCCGAGCCTGGTTCTCGGGCGCTCCGATTATCAGTGGCGGCATGAGCCCATCCTGTATGGTTGGAAACCTGGGGCCGCGCATCGCTGGTATGGCGGTCGCAAGCAGACGACGGTCATCGACGCCGAGGACATGCCCTTTGTGATCACGCCCGATGGATCGTTGTTGATCGACACCGGCCCTGGCACGATCCGTGTCTCCGGTACCGACATGAAGGTCGAGGAGCTGGTGTCGTCGGTTCTGCGTCACGAAAAGCCGAGCCGGAACGCCGAACACCCGACGATGAAGCCGGTCGGATTGGTGCTCGAGTATCTAAAAAACAGCAGCCGTCGTGGCGATCTGGTTCTCGATCCGTTTGGCGGTTCCGGTACCACGATGATTGCGTCACAGAAAATCGGCCGGAAAGCGCGGCTGATGGAGCTGGACCCACGGTTTGCCGATGTCATCGTTCGTCGCTGGCAGGACTTTACCGGCGGCAAGGCTGTGCTTGAGGAGAGCGGCGAGCGGTTCGATGATCTGACAGCCAAGCGCAAGGCTGCCCAGTCGGAGCAGGGTTAATGAATGGCGGACGCAGGAACCCCCACCTATCCGGTTAAAACCATCGCTAAGTTGTTGCGCCTGACCGAGCGTCGGGTGCAGCAGCTTTCGAAGGAGGGCGTGATTCCAAAGGCGGAGCGTGGCAGGTACGAGCTGGTTCCGTCGGTTCAGGGTTACATCAAATATATTCAGGACCGTTCCGTTTTGCGGGCGGGCGACGATGATCCCGATCGCATCGACTATCACGTCGAGAAGGCCCGAAAGACCAAGGCCGAGGCGGACATCGCTGAAATGGAGGCAGCAAAGATGCGCGGCGATCTGGTCGATGCCGTCGAAATGAAGCAGGCGATGGACCTGGTGATCTCCGAGGTGCGGGCCAAACTCTTGAACAATGCGCCGACACGGATCGCGGCACGGGCCAAGTCCGAGAAGAAGGAGGCCTCGATCAAAGCCGTTGCCAAGGAGGAGATCACCGCGGCCTTGCTCGCTTTGTCTGCCACTGACCCCGCCGACCTTGTGGGGGCGAGCTGATGTCGTGGCCCTTTGGCGCAGCTGTATTGATGGTGGCCACCGCTGCCCTTCAAGGGTTGGCACCTCCCCCTGACTTGAAGCCGTCGGAATGGGCGGAGCAATCCGTCCACATCCCTGTCGGCAACGCCATCCCAGGTCTAATGAGTTTCGACAACGCGCCATATCAGCGCGAGCCTTTGGACATGACCGTCGATCCGATCTGCCACCGGATCACCCTCAAATGGGGGGCACAGGTCGGCAAGACGCAGCTCGCGCTCTGTGCCCAAGGCTACCGTATTTCGCAGGACCCGACGTCGCAGTTGATGATGCAGCCGTCCGAAGGCGATTTGCAGACCTGGTTGACCACCAAGTTTAACCCAATGGTCGAGGCCAACCCCGACCTCGAGGAGCGGATTGCCACAGCTCGAGCTCGTAAGGGCGTCAACAACACGCGGATGAAGTCCTACCCTGGCGGCTTCATCATGTTTGCCTGGTCGGGATCCCCGAAGACACAGCGCGGTCGGTCGGCTCCGTTTATCGTTTGCGACGAGACCGATGGTTACGACCGCACTGCCGAGGGGCATCCCGTTGGTCTGATCTGGGAACGCGCCAACACCTTTGACGACCAGCGCAAGCTCTTGGAGATTTCGACACCCACGATCCGTGGCATCTCTTGGATCGATCACGCCTACGAGCAGGGTGACCAGCGGCAGTTCCATGTCGGGTGCCCGCATTGTGGCGAGGCTCAAACGATCGAGTGGTCAAACGTCAAGTGGGACAAGGACGAGAGCGGCATGCATTTGCCGGAGACCACCTACTACGAGTGTCGCGCCAATGGCTGCGTCTGGACAGATACCGATCGTTACTATGCGGTTCGGAACGCCGAGAAGCTGGGCCACGGTTGGAAAGCACAGAAGCCATATCGCGGCCACGCGTCCTATCATTTGAACGGCCTCTATTCGTGCTTCATCAAATTGCAGATCATCGTTCAATCGTTCCTGGACAAGAAGGCCGCGGGCGATTTGCAGACTTTTGTGAACGTCTCTCTGGCGGAAGTCTGGGAGGAGGAAGCCGAGAAGCTGGCGGTCGACGACCTGATCAAACGGGTGCAGCCGTTCACTGAAAAGATACCGATGGCGGTTGGCCTGCAAACCTGCGGCGTCGACATGCAAGAGGATCGCCTCGAGTTGGAACGTGTCGGCTGGGGTTTGGGTGAGGAAAGTTGGAGCCTCGACTACCAAGTGTTCTGGGGCGATCCGTTGAAGCCCGAGGTTTGGTCGTTGCTGTTTGATTATCTGGACCAGACGTTTGAGCATGAATCGGGCGCGAAGATTAAGATTGCCTCGACCTGCGTCGACACCGGCGGCTCCGGTGGCTTGACGCAGGCAGCCTATGAGCAGCTCCGAGGGAAGCAGCGCCGGAACATTTTTGCCATTAAGGGTGGTGGCGGTTGGAACCGTCCGGTGGTTTCGGCTCCTTCAAAATCAAAGTCAGGCAGGAACGGCAGGCCGGTGACGTTGTTCACGCTGGGCGTCAATGATGCCAAGCTGATCGTCATGCGTCGCGCCAAATTGGACGCGCCTGGTCCTGGTTATTGCCACTTTCCTGCCGATCGGGATCCCGAATACTTCCACCAGCTCACCGCCGAGCGGCTGGTCACCAAGTTCCTGCGCGGGTTCCCCGTCCGAAATTGGCACCAAACTCGTGACCGCAACGAGGCACTGGACTGTCGGGTCTATGCCTATGCCGCATTGAAAATTGTTAACCCGAACATTCGCATCCGTTTGAACCGCCTACGTCCCGAGGATGACGAGGCGGCTCCGGTCGCGGAGGTGGGGGAACCGCCAGAGGAAGAAAAGGCGAAGCCCCGCAAGACTAAGCGTCGAAGGGCCCGCCGACCCCGTGGCCGCGGCTTAGGGCCGAACAGCGACGGGTGGTAGAGTTTGCTTCAACATTTTCCGACATCGATCACGGCAGGCTTGAGCCTTAAGTGTGAGGTTTTTTCAGACCAGTTTCCCGCCCCCGAGTGGGTTCTAAAGGCGATCCTGCGTGGTCCCAGTCAAATCGATTTGTTAGCGGATGCTGCGGGTACCGGACATGTCTTTGCCGAAACCGCCGCGACCACAGGCGGTTGGGGCGCTGGTCTCTATGCGGTCTCGATCCGTGCCGTATCTGGTGATGACGTCCACGAGCTCGAGGCCGGTCAGGTTTCGATTGCTGCCGATTTGGTTGCTGTCTCCGAAACCCACGACGCCCGCGGGCATGCAGAACGAACCCTTGCGGCGATCGAGGCTGTCATCGAAGGCCGCGCGTCAAAGGACCAGCAGAGCTATACGATCAATGGCCGGACGCTTGTTCGCACCGCCATCGCTGATCTGTTGACCCTACGCAAAACCTACAAGGCCGAGGTCGCGCAGCTCAAATCAAACGGCAGGCATAAGAAGCTGATGGGCCGCAAAGTTAACGTGAGGTTTGGCTGATGTTTGGTTTTGGTAAATCCCGCCGCGGTGCGGACACTATTCGCTCCGAGCCTGCTGTCGCTGCTGTTGAAAAGCCGAGCTCTGTCCCAAAGGTCAGCCGCAGGTCGGCACAGGGGCGTCCGATGCGGTCAGCACGTCAGTTCGATGCTGCTACCACCGATCGGCTCACCTCCAATTGGACGACCACACCGCTGACCGCCGACCAGATCGTCGATCGGAACCAGCGCGTATTGGTCGCTCGATCGCGTGAGCAGTCGTCGTCGAACGACTACATGAAAAACTTTCTCCGGTTGTGCGACCAGAACGTCGTCGGGCACCGTGGGTTCGCGCTTCAAGCACAGGCTCGGGATGCCAATGGTAACCTCGATCGCGGCGCAAACGAAGCCCTTGAGGCGTGGTGGCGTTGGTGGTGTCGCGCCGAGAATTGCGACATCACTGGTCGTCGCAGCTTCCGTCGGATGTGCAAGTCCGCCGTTGTGTCGGCTGCCAAGGACGGCGAGTTCATGTTCCGTGAGATCAAGGGCCGCGCCGCCGGTCCGGCTCGCTACGCTTTGCAAATTTTAGACCCGCAACGCTGCCCCGTTGACTACAATATGGAGCGTTTGGCGGGTGGTCGTTTTGTCCGTCAGGGCATCGAGTACAGCCGCGAGGGCCGTCCGGTTGCCTACTATTTCATGCGCGGCGACCCCGCCAATTCCGCATACACGTTCAATGGTCGGAGCCTCGATCGTGTTCCTGCCGAGGAGATCATTCACGGTTTCCTCGAGGACATTGTCGGTCAGCGCCGTGGTCTGCCCTGGGCTTCGACGTCGCTTTGGCGTCTCCACATGCTGTCCGGATTTGAGAAAGCCGCGCTGACCAACGCCCGCACCGGCGCGTCGATGGGCGGTTTCATCGAATGGAAAGAGGGCTATGGCCCCGAAGCCGATGATGAATTCGAAGACGAGGAGTTGCTGATCGAGGCCGAGGGTGGTGTCTTTCAGGAGCTGCCGCCTGGTGCGGAGAGCAAACCATTCACCAGCCAATACCCCAGCGGGGAATTTGCGCCGTTCCACAAGGCTATGTTGCGCGGTGCCGGAGCTGGCATGGGTGTCTCCTATGTCAGCTTTGCCAACGACCTTGAGGGCGTCAATTTCAGTTCGATCCGCCAGGGCGTTCTCGACGAGCGCGACCACTGGATGGACCTGCAGGAGTGGTTGATCGAGACCCTGATCGATCGCTGCTTCCAATCCGCGCTGCAACCCTCGCTTTTGTTGGGCCTTGTTACCAACAACGGGATCCGGCTGCGTCCGGAGCAGCTCGCCAAATATCGCAATGTTTACTGGCAGGGCCGTCGTTGGCAGTGGGTTGATCCGACCAAGGACGTGAAGGCGGAGATTGATGCCAAGAACAACCTACTGACCGCACCGTCGGAGATCATCCGGCGTCGCGGCGACGATCCTGACACCACATGGCGGACCTATGCCGCCGATATCAAATCGATGCGCGACGCCGGAATGCCGGACGAGTTCATCATGGCGTCCGTGCTTGGCGTCCAACCAGGCGCAGCACCAGCGCCGAAGGCCACCGCGCCCACCGAAACAGAGGAGACTGACGATGACCAAACGACTGATGATTAATGGTGGCTTGGCTGCCGCTCTGGTGGGCATGTCCCTGACGCGCTCAATCACCGTTGAACAGATCAACGCAAACCGTGGAGGTGGTGCGCTGCGTCGTCAGGCGGCTGTGCGCAACATCGACGAAGAGGCTCGCACCGTTGAGGTGGCATTTAGCTCCGAGGAGCCGGTGCCGCGCTGGTTCGGCGACGAGGTTCTCGATCACACGGTTGGGGCTATGCTGGACACTCGCCTGCAGAACGGTGCCGCAGTTCTCTGGAACCATGACACCGACATTCAGATCGGTGTTGTCGAGCAGGCATCTGTGGACAGCGATCGCCGAGGTCGTGCGACCTTGCGCTTTGGGCGGTCCGCTCGCGCCGAGGAAATCTGGGCCGACGTGGTCGACGGTGTCATCCGTCACATCTCTGTCGGGTATTTCGTTCGCGCCATCAAAACGGAGGAGCGCGAGGGCGAGCGTGACAAGGTGACTATCACTGAATGGGAGCCCTATGAAATCTCTCTGGTCAGTGTTCCTGCCGACGCATCGGTCGGTGTTGGCCGCTCTGCGGGGGAACCGCCAGAGGAAGAAGACCCCGAGGCCTCCAATACTAACACTCAAATCGCACCCCACCAATCAGAAGGATCGGGCAATATGGAACGAATTCTCCGCAATGCGGCAGGCGACCTGGTCCGCGCCGAGGTCGACGCTGCAGGTAAAATCACCAAGGTTCTCGAGGTCCTCGAGCGGGCGTCTGAAACGCAGGCACTTGTGACCCAAGGCCGTCAGGCCGAACAGCAGCGTGTCGCTGATCTGCTTGAGCTGGGCGAGCAATACTCCGCTGGTCAGCTTGCATCCGAGGCAATCCGCACCGGCGAAACAGTTGATACTTTCACGCGCCGCCTGGTCGATCACGTTGCTGGAAATGGCAACGACGGCAATCGCGCACTCGACGATGATGCTGGCAATATCGGCCTGACCGATGAAGAGGCTGGCAATTTCAGCTTTCTCCGCGCTTTCCGTGCTATGGCTGATCCGTCCAACCGTGCCGCTCAAGAAGCTGCCGCGTTTGAATATGAGGCTTCCCGTGCCGCAGAGCAGTCCTCGGGTCGTTCCGCACAGGGCATCATGGTTCCTGCCGACGTTATGCGTCGCGCTTTGAACACCGGCACCGACGGCGCTGCTGGTGGCAATACCGGCGGCTTTGGTGTTGCAACAGATTTGATGGCACAGTCCTTCATTGAAATGCTGCGCAATCGTTCGGTCCTCTTGGGTCTCGCCACTCCTATGGGTGGTCTGGTCGGTAACGTGGACATTCCTGGTCAGGCATCTGGTGCCACCGGTTACTGGTTGGGTGAAGACGATGATGCTGGCGAAGGCAACCAAGAGCTGCGTCAGCTCGGGTTGAGCCCGAAGACAGCCGCGGCGTTCTCCGAAATCACCCGCAAGATGCTGCAGCAATCTTCTTTGGATGCCGAGGCTTTGGTCCGTCGTGATCTCGCTCGCGCACTTGCACTGACAATGGACTCAGCAGGCTTCTACGGTACCGGTTCTGCAAACCAGCCGCTGGGCATCAAAAACCTGTCGGGCATCAATGCGGTTCCATTCGCTGCGATCCAGCCAACCTTTGCCGAAATTGTTCAGCTCGAGACCGAAGTTTCTGCTGACAATGCTGATGTCGATTCAATGGCTTATATCGCCAATGCTAAGTTCCGCGGTCACTGCAAAACAACCGAGAAATTCGATGGTTCCTCTGGTGCCACGATCTGGGAGCAAGGTGGCACGGTCAACGGCTACACCTCCGAGATCACGAACCAAGTCGCTGACGGCGATGTGTTCCACGGCAACTTCGCCGACATGATTGCCGCGATGTGGGGTGGCCTCGATCTGACGATCGATCCTTACTCCAACTCGAAAAAGGGCCGTCTGCGGATCGTAGCTTTCCAAGACATCGACTTTGCATATCGCAACGTCGAGAGCTTCGCATACGGCACCAAGCCAGTCTAAAATCCCCGATCGGGGCGGGTGACCGCCCCAACGCACTTTTGAAAAGGAGCCCGTAATGGCTGACAAACAGGTCAAAATTAAGATCACCTCGGCAGTTGCCATTGGTGGTGAAATCAAAACTCCAGGCACGGTTGTTATCGTTGCCGAAGAGCTCGCAAAGAATTTGTTGCATCGTGGCCGTGCCGAGCTGGCGACCGGCGAAGGTAAGCCGTTGTCAAAGATGTCGGCTGACGAGCTCAAGGCTCTTGCTGTGACACTCGAAATCGACGGCGCTGCTGACATGAGAAAAGCCGAGCTGATCGAATACATCGAGCTGGCACAGTCCGAGTAAGGCAATGCCTCACCCAGATTGGGAAGACCTCTCCGCCTTTTTCGATCCCGACGAGTTCGCGACCCAAGCGGTCATAACTCGGGGAGAGGAAAAGGTGGCAGAGGTCCTCGGCATTTTTGACGATCCGAACGAGGTCGCCCGCCTGGGCGAGTTCGATATGGATCATCCGACACCGCGCTTCACATGCGCCGAGGTTGGGGCCGCTGGCATCGAGGCCGGTGATGTCGCTACGATCGAGGGCAAGGCCTTTGACGTCATGGAATCGCCGCAGCTCGACGGGACCGGCGTCGCCGTCCTGATCTTGGGCACCCCCAACGTGGTCTACAATGCTGGCCTTTGATATCGATGACCGCAAAATGGAGGCGATCGCGACCGAGTTCGCGGCCACTCCCAAACAGATCGAGCAGGCCTATGGTCGCGCCATGAAGAGAACAGCCGGCACACTTCGACGTCTCGCCACATCGGGCCTGAAATCAGAGCTGGGCCTCCGCAACACGCAGGCTCTACGCCGCCGGATCAAAGAATACCGTCTCAAAGGAAGCTCGGGCAAAGGGGTAAAACTCTGGTTTGGCGTCAACGATCTACCGCTGTCCGCGTTCAAGGGACGCCCACAAAAGGTGGCAGATGGTGTCCGGTTCGGTGACACGGTTATCAAAGGCGCATTCATAGCGAGGCGCGGAGGGAAGCGCGGCGTCTATCGTCGACTGACCGACAAGGCCTTTCCTATTGATGAGGCGCGGATGCCGGTCTCTGACCGCATGATGATCTACCTCGAGGATCAGGTGTTCGTCGATCTGGATACGATATTTTTCAAGAATTTCGCGGCTGAAATCAGAGCGCGAACCATATTTGGAGTGGGTGGATGACCGAAGCTGTTGATCTGGGCAATGCCCTCGATTTGATCGTTGCCGATTTGGCTGCCAAATTCCCAACGTTTAAGACGGTTGCCGCCGAGGACGAAGGCCGCAAGGAGCTGCAGGTACCCGCGATCATCGTGCAGTTCAGCGGTATCGAGCCGGAGCCTGACAAAGACCCGCATACCGGCCAGCTATCAGCTCGCCTGCGTGTCGAGGCTCGGGTCGTCATGGGGCATCGGACACCGAAGGTACGCCGCGAGGTTATCAAGGCCGCGGCTGCCTTGGGCGTCTATGTGCAGAACAATCGCTTCGGGATCCCGTGGGGCGCAGCCGTCGTCGTTGGTATGGATCCCGACGAGTTCGCCCCGATCGTCGAAACCCACGACGTTTGGATGGTCGAGTGGGGCCATACCGTTGATCTCGGAGACAGCTATTTTGTTGACGACGGCGTCACGCCCACTGAAATCCTGACCTCATGGGCCCCTGAAATCGGCCCTGGCAACGAGGGCAGTTACACCCCCGAGGCGTCTGATGTCTGATTACGCGCTGTCCGAGCTCATGCGCCGTGTCGAGCGGATGGTTGTCGTGGCCACGGTCATCGAACGTTCCGGCAAAAAGGTGAAGGTTGCCTGGGCCGATGGTGTTCCGAGTGAGTGGCTTGCCCTGGCACAGCTCGGGTCCAAAGATCAGAAATTCTGGATCCCGCAAAACGCGGGCGATCAGGTCGTCGTGCTTTCGCCTGGTGGTGATACGACCAAGGGCATCGTTTATCCTGGTCCCTTTGCCGGTGCCGCTCCGGCTGGCAACTTCGACGGGACGTTCACCGGCGTTGGTGATGTTGTCGCGTCCGATATCAGCTTGGTCACGCATGTGCATGGCGGGATCAGCCCAGGGCCAGCGAAGACCGCCGGACCCGAGTAGGGCATGGGGAACCGCCAGAGGAACGAGACGCTGGTCGTGGCGATGATGCCCGCATGTATGGGATCAATGCGACATCTGGGCGTGAGGTCGGCGGGATCGAACATCTCCGCCAATCTGTGCGCGACATTCTGACCACGCCCCTTGGCTCGCGTGTGATGCGGCGCGAGTATGGCAGCCGTTTGTTCGATCTTATCGATGCCCCGTATTCATCTGCCGTCAAGCTCGCGATCATCGCTGCCACTGCCGAGGCCCTGATGACCTGGGAGCCGCGCATCGACGTCGAGGATGTTGTGTTGCGGACCTATGAACCTGGTCACATCGTCATCGATCTGACTGGACGCTACCTGCCCAACGGCCTTGAGGTCACTCTTGAGGGGATTGAAATCGGATGACCGCGTTTTCTGCCATTAATCTTGCCGAGCTTCCCCCGCCCGAAGTCATCGCCCGTCTTGATTTTGAGACGATCTTTGCCGCTCTAAAGGCGGGCTTGATCGCTCGGGATCCCGAGCTTGCGCCGGTTCTCGATCTGGAAAGTGAGCCCGCGACCAAAGTGCTGCAGGTCTGGGCGTATCGTGAGTTGCTTTTACGAGCTGAATTCGACGACGCCGGTCGTGGCAACATGCTGGCCTTTGCCAGCGGTGCCGACCTCGAGCAGCTCGCCGCCTTTTATGGTGTCAGTCGCGCCGTCGTGCAGGTCGCCGACCCGTCGGCAAACCCGCCGGTGCCGGAAATCTTGGAGGATGACGAGCGGTTGCGCCGTCGCACCCAGCTCGCGCTTGAGGGCTTCACCACCGCTGGGCCCCGCGGCTCCTATCATTTCTGGGGCCTTGGTGCCTCGCCTCTGGTCAAGGACATCGGTGTGTTGTCGCCGGTAGCCGGTCAGGTCGAGGTGACAGTTCTGTCCACCGAGGGCACCGGCATTGCCGACGCAGCGCTGCAGGCCACGGTCTTTGCCGCGTTGAATGATGATGACGTCCGCCCGCTCACCGACCAGCTTGTCGTGCAGTCAGCTACCGTTGTCGCCTACGACGTTGTTGCCACGCTTGTCCTCTACGATGGTCCCGACGCCGCTCTGGTATCGGAAGCCGCAGAGACTGCAGTGAACGCTTATGTCGACGACCATCATCGCCTCGGGCACGACATCACCATCTCGGGGCTGCATGCGGCCCTGCACCAGGCCGGTGTTCAGAACGTCGATTTGACCTCGCCCGCGGCTGATATCGTTGTTGGTGCCACGCAGGCCGCTCACTGTGGATCCGTGACTTTGACGATCGGAGGCCGCGATGTCTGACCTGCCGACCCTATTGCCACCTAACGCCCGCAGTGTTGAGCGTGACCTCGAGCAGGTCATGGCGCGTCTGCAGGGCCTGTCCTTGCCTGTCTCTGTGTTGTGGAATCCTGACCTGTGTCCAGAGAACCTGTTGCCATATCTGGCATGGGCTATGTCGATCGAGATTTGGGACGAGACATGGACCGCCGAACAAAAGCGGGCGACAATCAAGAGCTCCGTTGCCATCCATCGTGTCAAAGGCACCCGTGGGGCAGTAGAGCGAGCCTTGGTTGCGCTGGGGTTCCGTATCGACCTGTCCGAATGGTTTGAAACCGGCGATCCTGTCCACACCTTCCGTCTCGATGCATATGGCTCCGACGTGTTCGAGGCTGGCTTTTCGATTGATGCTTCTTTGCTGGCGACAATTACTCGGATCGTTGAAAGCGTTAAGCCGGTGCGCTCCCATTTTACTCTCAGAATTGGCGAGAAGAAGCCAGCGATCGTGATCACCAGCACATCAACAAGACAACAAACAAGGGACCGACGGTCTATCAACCCAGTGATCTCGCCGGAGTCATTCGGTCCGCAAGCGGCGCTGGGCTTTGGTAGCCGAGCAACTGCGATCTCAGCGCAAGAAAATCAGTTTATTTCAGAGGAACAAGCATGAGCGACGGTGTAAACATCTACACGGATCGGGGGCTCGCTAAAATCCGCGATGCCGCTGGGTCTGCCAGTCAAGTCAGGATCAAGTATATCGCGCTCGGTGATGGAGCCGGTGCCTCATATGCGCCGGATGCAACCCAGACCGCCTTGCGCCGCGAATTAGCGCGGCAAGCGATCACCGCGCACTATCCCGTTGGCGACAATGCATGGCACGTTACCACCACGTTTCCAGGTGGTGGTGCCGAGTTCTTTGTCCGCGAGATGGGGTTCTTTGACGAAGATGGCGAGCTGATCGCTCTCTGGGCCGGAGCGGACGTTGGGGATAGCCGCAAAACCGGCGCAAACGATTATCTGATTGATCATTCAATCGCCTTTTCGGGCGTTGCTGATGGTGTGGTGATCGTGTCTGCGCCGGATGATCAGCTGATCGAGCATCAAATAGTGACGCTCCAGTCGCTCGCCAACATTCGCCACCAACAATTCGTGCATTCCGAGGCTTTTCGGGCTGCGCATGGCTACTACGAGGGGGACCAGCCGTGAATTTTGCAACGAAAATCTGTGACGCCATTCGTGCGTTGGACAACACCGCCGAAGCCTATGGGAGCAAAGTTGTTCACACCAGTGAAGGGGGAGCATTGCTGCGCCGCCTGATGGCAAAACGGGCCAGCGGCGAGGAGGTTGTGTTTGCCGCGTTGGGCGATAGCTGGACCAACACGCTACATCGCCTGGTCGGCCCGCTGACCGATTGGCTGGATGATGAGATAGGTGTTTCTGCGCCAGGCTATTGTTCAGCCTGTAACATGGTCAGCGTGGCTCAAGGCGCAACACGCTCGCGCACCGGCGAGTGGTTCGATGTCCGCTATACTGGCAACCCCGAGGCCGGAGGTCACGGCACAAGAGGTGGTTTTGGCCCCGAAGGTGCTCATGCGGTAACCTTTGAGGCTGGGGCAACCATGAGTTTCGACACCTATCCGGTGGCAGGGCAAATGTCGAAGTGGCGCATTCAATATTTGGTGCAGCCTGGTGGAGGCTCTTTTTCCTATCAGATCGGAGCTGGGCAATCGTTCCAGGTCGACACCGATGGTGCTGAAACCTATGGCGTGACTGAAATCATCGGCTCTGGTGCGATGGTTCTTACATGCGATGTCACGGGTGTTGCGGGTGTTACCATTGCTGGCGTTGAAATCCTGATGCCCCAGGCGGGCAAGGCGGTAGTAAACAAGATCGGCAATGGCGGTGCGGATGCGCGGCGTTTCGTTGATATCCCAGAAGACTTTTTTGTCGCGGCGATGCAATCCATTGCCCCTGATGTGGTGGTGATTTGCCTGGGCGTGAACGACAAAAGCTACAACACTGGGCTTTCCGCGTTCCGCGACAACATCGCCGAGATGATCCGGCGGGTTCGGCTCGCTGCGCCGAACTGTGACATTCTTCTGGTTGGCCCAGGCGATAGCTATCAGCTAGGCCGCGCCCATGAAATTCCCGAATACAACGCCACGCTAGCAGAGCTTGCGGTCTCAGATGGTCACACCTTTGTCGATCTCATGGATGGCCTAGGCACCTATACCCAGGCCAATGCAAACAACCTTTATTCCGATCCCTACCACGTCAATGTACCTGGCGGTTTCGTAAACCTGAAAATTCTGAGCCGCCCAATCGCGGTTGCTCTCTGAGAAAGGACACAGAATGGACCTTCAAGAAGATCTTAACGCTGCCGCATTGTCGCTGGATCGCGCAGCGGAATCCTATCACGGCAAAATTGGCGAGATTGATGCCACTGTCGCGCTAAAAAGCGCCGAAGTGGATGCCAAGAAGGCAGAAATTGATGCCAAGATAGCAGCGGTTGATCCACAGCTTTTCAACCATCCAAATATTCGGCTAACAGCCAACCAAATTGGCAACCTAGATGGCAATGGCGATCTAGACGGGTGGGGTAAAAATGGCGCTTTAAACGTTAGTATCAGTCTGGTGGAAACTATTGGCAACAGTGCTAATTTTGCAGGGCGTTCGCAGTTGGCCCAAGACGTTTTGACGGCAATGGGTAAGGGTGCGGGGTCCGCTGACCCATATACCCGCCCTGATATCAAAGTGATCCAGATCGATTGGACTGGCGGCACCGAGGGCGTGCCCATATGGCTTATTGGGCCTGGCGAGACAATCTACGCAAGCCCCGCACCTCTTTCGTTTGGTTGCTATGGCAAAGTGATTTCTGGTGCGGTTTCCAGTTGGATGTTTAAGGGTATGGGGCGGCTTGGAGCCAGTGCGGCTTCGCTACGAGCACCTACTCTAGGCCTGGTCAATATGTGAACCCTAACCCCCACGCGCTTACAGAGACCGGTTCCATTCAAATTGTCTGGCCTGGAGCTGTTTGGGGAGAGGTCAATTTTGCAGCGCCGACCCCGCAGTGGTCATACTTTCCTCACAGCAAAAATGGCTTTGATACAAACGCATAAGGAGGCTCGCAATGTCTGATCCTAATCAGCAAGACTACAGCACGATGATCCCATCTGAATCCATGCAGCGTGATGCTGTGCGGAGCCGTATTGCCGAAAAGGCTGGTGACGAAACCTCTCTTTTGGGTACAACGTCAGATGCTGCTGCTTTAGCCATTTTCGGTTTGGCCTCGTTGGTGGCAAAACTGTCAACGGCAAATTCCCTTGCAGATGTGCGTGAGGCAGCCGAGCCTTTTGCACGACTTTCCGTCGATTTTCTAGCCAAAGTCGAGAGCGGAGAGGTTCAGCTCCCATTTATGTTAAAGGGCATTGATGCAGTTGTGGCCGATATCGAGACCCGTTCTACTGCCGTGTCGAGTGCTCTCAATTCTGTAGATAAAGGCTGATACGTGGCCACGCTGGCATTCTACTGTGGTACCGGCAACGCGTCGGATCGGCTGATCTGTTGGGTCACCCGTTCTCGTTTTAGCCATGTCGAGTTGTTGCCCGCAGGCGTTCACATTGGCGACGAGGCGCAGTCTTGGTCTGCGTCTGGACGTGATGGCGGTGTCCGGACAAAGCCGATCCGCTTCGATCCGGCAAAATGGACGTTTGTTCACGTCCCCTGGGCGCGGCCTGATGCAATCCAGAGGATCGAGGCCGAACTAGGGAAACCATACGACTTTGTTGGCTTACTCGGGTCACAGCTTTTCAATTTGAACCGGCACCAACAGAACCGTTGGTTTTGCTCCGAGATTTGTGCCCACGCGATCGGCCTAGATACGCCGCAGGCCTATTCGCCAGGGGGCTTGATGCGCGTGGTCACCCAAATAAACCAGCTTTGGGGTTCCGGTCATCGCTTGGCGGGGGAACCGCCAGAGGAATGAGGGCCTGCCCGATGGGATGTTTGCAACAATCGCAACACCCCAAGAAGAGGTCAGTATGTCCGCATCCTTTCTCCACGGCGTCGAGGTCATCGAGATCGATGCCGGTCCCCGCCCAATTCAAACGGTGAAATCGTCCGTCATCGGGCTTGTGGGCACTGCCCCTGATGCCGATGCGACTGCCTTCCCCCTCAATACTCCGGTTCTGGTCGCAGGATCCCGCAAAGAAGCGGCCTTGCTCGACACCACCGGCGAAGGCAACGGTACACTGCCGACCGCAATGGACGGCATCTTTGACCAAGCTGGGGCCGTCGTGGTCGTGGTCCGCGTCGAGGAAGGTGCTGGCGAAGCCGCAACCCTTGCCAATGTCATCGGCGGCGTTAATGCCAACGATGGTAACTTCGAGGGCGTTCATGCCCTTGCGGGGGCCGAGAGTGTCATTGGATTCGCCCCTCGGATCTTGATTGCTCCTGGCTTCACACACCAGCGCCCCGCTGGGCTCGCCAACCCCGTTGTCGCAGAGCTGCAGGGCATCGCTGACCGCATCCGCGCCGTCGTCATCATGGACGGGCCCAACACCAACGACACCGACGCCTACACTGCAGCCGGTGACTTCGGTTCCTCGCGCATCTATCTGGTCGATCCGTGGCACAAGGTCATGGTTGGTGACACGATCACTGACGTCCCACCGTCCTCGCGTGTCGCTGGCCTGATCGCCAAAACCGACAACGAGACCGGTTTCTGGGCGTCGCCGTCCAACCACCTGTTCTCCGGCATCATCGGCACATCGCGTCCGGTCGATTTCAAGTTGGGCGACGAAAACTCTCGCGCCAATCTGTTGAACGAGCAGAAGGTGGCAACAACGATCCGCCAGAACGGCTACCGTCTCTGGGGCAACCGCTCGCTGACTGCCGACCCTAAATGGCATTTCTTGAGCGTCCGCCGGACTGCCGACATCATCAACGATTCCTTGCTACGCGCCCACCTGTGGGCTGTCGATCGCGGGATCACTCGGACTTATGTCGAGGACGTCGAGGAGGGTGTGAACGCGTATCTGCGCGATCTGACCGCTCTGGGCGCAATCCTTGGCGGCAAGTGTTGGGCTGATCCCGATTTGAATTCGGCAGCAAACGTGGCCCTGGGCAAGGTGTTCTTCAACTTTGACTTTACGCCCGTCTATCCAGCCGAGCACATCACGTTCCGCTCGCACCTGGTCAACGATTACATCGAGGAGGTGTTTAACTGATGGCTGCCGAGGACATTCTCAAGTATCTGAACCTGATCGTCGACGGTCGCGGATACGCTGGCAAGATCGAGGAATACAACGCCCCCGATCTTACTCTCTCCACCGAAGATTTCCGTGGGGGCGGCATGGACGCTCCCATCGATATCGAAATGGGCATGGAAAAGCTGACCTGCAGCTATGTGCTGACATCCTATGACGCCGACGTGCTCGCGCTCTGGGGTGTTAAGCAAGGCTCCGGCATCCAGCTTGCGGCCCGCGGCTCTCTGGAAAGCCTCGACGGCACGACAAAGCCTGTGGTCCACAACATGACCGGCAAGCTGATTTCGGTTGCGCGTGGCACATGGGGCTCCGGCTCCAAGCCGTCGCTGACCATCACGCAGAGCCTCACCTACTACCGTGAAGTTCACGACGGTCGCACCATCAACGAAATCGACGTGATCAACATGATCCGCGTCATCGACGGCGTCGATCAGCTCGCAGAGCATCGCGCCAATATTGGCCGCTAGGAGGGCACATGAACGAGGGGAAAGATAAAGGGGCAGTCGGTGAAATCACTGATCAGCCAGACGGTTCCAAAAAGGTTGATTTCAGCGACATTCCGCTAGTGATCGACGGGACCGAAGTGAAATCGGTGGTCATGCGCGAGCCAATGGTCGGTGACCAGCTTGCGGTTGATCATATTCAGTCCCCAGGCAAGAGCGAGGTAGCGATCATCGCAAACCTCTGTGAGCTCTCACCTGAAAACATCGCTGCTCTGAAGATGCGCCAGTATGGCCGTCTCCAGGACTCGTATCGGGCTTTTATGAGCTGACCGACTGCGAGGTCGGTCAGGAATATGACCGGTCCCGCCACAAAGTCGGGTTAGGCATGGAGATCGCTGCCGAAGTATTGCGCAGCCCAATCTTTCGCCTGACCCGATACACAGGATGGGCCCTGTCCGAAATCGCGGCGATGTCGGTTCGTCGCTTTATTTGGTGGTTAGAGGGCCTTCCTAAAAAATGAGCAAAAATCAACGCCTCAACGCCTCGATCACAATCGGCTCGGTTCTCGACCAGTCGGTGCGACGCAATATCGGGTTCCTGAAATCAGGCCTTAGTAGCATCGGCAACGAGATCAAGGACGTCGAACGCAAGCAGCGCGAGCTCGGCAAGCAGCGATCGGTTCTGGAAAAGCAGGGCCGGTCCGTTGAAGCCCTTGATCGCGAGTATGAAGACCTAAGCCGCACCCTGGATCGTCTACGTCGCCAGCAGGAGCGTTGGAACCGCGCAGCGGCGGCATCGCGTCGCGTCGGCTCCACGTTCAACAATATGGCCTCTGGGATGGTTCGGAACGGTCGCACGATCGCGATCGGGCTTGGCCTTGCCGGTGGTGCCGTCTTTGGTTTGGCATCCTCGACCGCTCAATTGGGTGACAACGTCGCCAAGACTGCCGACCAGCTGGGGATTGGCATCGCCGAACTGCAGGAGCTGCGCTACGCCGCCGAACGGTCTGGCGTTGCTACTGCAACCTTTGACGGTGCCCTCGAGAAGATGACCAAGAACATCGGTTTGGCTCTCGAAGGTACCGGTGCCCAAAAGGACGCGCTCGATGCGTTGGGCCTGTCTGCTGATGATCTGGCCACAATGTTGCCGGAGGAGGCTCTTGGCCTAATCGCTGACCGCATGCAGGGTGTCGCCACCCAAGCTGAAAAGGCCGCGCTCGCCAACGATATCTTTGGGCGGTCCGGTATCGGCATGCTCAATATGCTGCGCGACGGTTCCAGCGGCTTGCGGGATCTGCGCGATGATGCCCGCCGGACCGGCTATGTCCTGTCTGAGGTGGCTGCCCGTGACGCCGAGGTTTTCCAAGATACGCTGCTAGATACCCAGCTCATCATGAAGGGCCTGAAGAACACGGTCGGTGCCGAGTTGATGCCCGTTGTCACCCAATCGATGCGCCGCGTCGGTGACGCGCTGGTTGGGAACCGTGAGCAGGTCAAAGTTTGGGCCGCATCTTTTGCCGATGGTGTCGAGCGAGCCTTGCCTGTCATCGGTGAGGTCGCGCTTGGGATCGGCAATGTGCTGTCGATCACTGGTCGGGTCGTCGGGACTACCGCCGAAATGGTTGGCGGTTGGGAAAACTTCGGCATGATCATCGGAGCGGTTCTGGCATCGAGAACGGTGATCCGTGTCGGTAAATTCGCTTACGCCGTGTTCAGCCTTGGACGGGCGATGGTTGCTCTTGCAGCTACAACTCCATTGGTCGCTGGCGGTATAAGGGCCATTGGAACCGCGCTGATGATGAACCCGATCGGGATTGCCGTCGCCGCTATCGCGGGCGGCGCATATCTTATCTATCGAAACTGGGAAACCGTTGGCCCCTGGTTCAAAGGCCTCTGGGGTGACGTCAAAACCTATTTCGGGGGTGCTGCTGATTTCGTTGGCGGTGTGTTCACCGGTGACATGGACCGCGCCGGTCGTGGCCTCACCACCATGTGGGACGGTTATAAGGGGATCATGGAGCGTGTTGTCGGTGGTATCGGCAGCGTGTTTGAGGCGACTTGGACCAATGTGATCAAGCCGGTCACCGACGCTTTGGGCATCACTGCGCCGATCGAGGCCGCATGGCGCGGGGTATCCAGCTTCTTTGGCGGTTTGCTCGGAGACGTTGGCACCTACTTCATCGGTCTGTCTGATCTGGTCGGTGGCGTGTTCACCGGTGACATGACGCGGGCTGGCGACGGTATCAAAACGATGTGGTCGGCCACTTCATCCGCCTTGGGTCGAACCCTTGACGGGATCGGCGCGATCTATCGCGGGACCTGGAACAAGGTAATCAAGCCGGTCACCGACGCTTTGGGCATCACTGCGCCGATCGAGGCCGCATGGTCATCGGTCATGGGTCGCATCGACGCCATTACTTCGGCCATCGGCTCTGCGTTCGACGTGGCTTGGACAACATTTATCAAGCCGGTTGTTGACGGTCTTAGCAACACCGGCGGTATCGGTGCCGCATGGGAATCGGTGAAGGCTGGCCTTGATCCGGTCCTCACATGGATCGGAGAGAAGTTCTCGGGCTTGATGGCATTTATCCAGCCCGTGATCGATGCTCTGAAATGGGGAATCGAGAACGCGCAGCGAGCAGGCAATGCTATTGGCAGCGCCTTGGGTCAGGCAGCCACATCTTATGTTGATCCTGGTCGGGTGTCCGGACTAGGCGACGTCAGTTCCGATCCGAATGCACCCGCAATGACCAACGCGCAGGCTGCACGGCTCTACGGTATCACTCCCCCGACTCAAACAGCCGAGGTCGGAGGTGTCCGTCAACCGTTGCAGACGAACGCCTTGGGTGGTCCTTTCCGCCCTGGTTGGCACCTGACCGGTGAAATGGGCCCCGAGCTTAAGTTCGAGAACCGCTCCGGATATGTCGCCAACAATCGGGCGATGCGTCAGCTCGCCTCGTATGCGGACCGTGTCGGCTCTGCAATGCCACAGGCTCGCACAGTGGGCCGGACAGCGGGAGCCAGCTTGTCTCGCGCCCAACGGTCGCTGCGCAGCCACCGGACTGGCCCACAGGGTGCAACACAGGCGCTTTCAGGTATGTCGGCTCGTATTGAGGCCGCGCTGGGCGGAGGTGCGCCACAACAGGCCGTTGCCGCTGCGTCCGGTGAAGTGACGCAGAACATCACCAACCACTTCCACGCCTCTGGTGTGAGTGCTGACGAGCTGATGTCGATCGCAGAACGTAAACGCCGGACGCAGGCGCAGGGAGCTCTATTTGATCGAGCCCCTGTCTCTGGTCCGTTTGGGAGGTAGCGATGGCAGAGGTCATGATGCAGCTCGGGTTCCTGCAGTTCTCCCTCGATACCGCAGTGTATCAGCGGTTGAGCCGGTCCACAGAGTACCGTTGGGCGCGACAGCCACGTATCGGGACAAACGATGCGATGCAGTTCACCGGTTACGGTCCAGAAACCATTGAGCTCGAGGGTGTCGTCTATCCCCACTTCCGTGGTGGTCTGAAACAGGTCGATCGGATGCGGACGCAGGCGTCGATCGGGATCCCGTTACCATTGGTATCAGGCGCTGGGCGTGTTCTCGGGCTGTGGGTGGTTGAGGCTATCTCCGAAGGTCAGGAAGTGTTCGCAAAACGGGGCATCCCTTTGCGGCAGGATTTCACAATGCGGATTGCGAGGTATGATGGCGGGCTCAGATCAATTCTACGTTTCTAGCGACGGCGATGTCGTCGATCAGATCGTTTTCAATCACTACGGCAACACCGCCAGCGGTCAGGTCGAGGCCGTTTTGCTCGCGAACCCTGGTCTTTCAGCGCTGGGCGGTGTTCTCGAGGCGGGTGTTCGCATCCTCTTGCCTGATTTGACCGATGACGCGCCTGTCGAGGCGCTGCAGCTATGGGATTGATGGACTTCCGCCCGCTGGTAAAGGTCACCATCGACGGGATCCCCATCTCTGGTTTCGTGTTCTCACAGATCAGTTCGGTTCGGGTCACCGACGCCGCGGGCTTTATCTCCGATACTGCCGAGGTCACATTCTCCAATGTTTCGGCCTTGAGCCGGTTCGCCATGCCGGAGCCAGGGGCAGAGGTCGAGATTGCGCTCGGGTATTTGTTCGGTTTCCGCAAGATGGGCGTATTTATCGCCGATGAAATCGAGGAAGGCAGCCCACCGCGATCGATCACCGCTGTCTGTCGCGCCAAAGCGCAGGGGTTGAGCTCCGGCGGTATGGGGCCGATCCACCAGCAGAAAACGCGCTCTTGGGAGGCTGGTCTGACCCTCAAGGCCATTGCGTCAACGATCGCCAGCGACAACGGTCTGAAACCTGCAGTCACAGAAGCTGCGGCTGCCATTGTTCCTGGTCACATCGATCAGATCGATGAATCCGACATCGCGGTTTTGACCCGCATCGCTTTGGCCCATGATCTGATTGCCAAGCCCGCGGGTGGCCGGTTGTTTCTGGGCCGTCGCGCGGATGCCGTGACTGCATCTGGTCAGCCCATGCCCACGACGCTGTTGCGGGAGGCCGATGTGTCACGTTGGCGGATGCGCCGGAGCTTGGGCGAGGCCGTGGGCTCTGTCATCGCCACATATCGCGATCTGGATCAAGCCAAGGACATCGAGGTCAAAGCGGGCGACGGTGAGCCGGTTCGTCGTTTGCGTGAACGGTACCGCGACGAGGCCGAAGCTCGCGCTGTTGCGGATGCGGAGGCACGTCGCGCCGGTCGCGCCGTCGAAGCCCTCGAAGTTGAAATGCCTGGGAACCCGTCGGTGGTCGCCGAGAGCAAGGTGGTGCCCCTCAATTTCAGCTCTGCAGCCGCGGGCGAGTGGGTCGTTGAGACCGCTACCCATGAGGTGACCGACGCCGGTTATAAGACGTCGATCCAAGCCCAACGCCCCGAGTAGGGAAGCCGCCAGAGGCATCGCAGAAGCGAGCCGGTCATTCTTGCCACAACCTGCGAGGATCCCAATGTCACTTTACACCTACCGCGCCCGACTGACGACTTCATCGAAGACCCACCCGATCTATGACGCTGACACGGTTCGCCTGGTCGCTGACCTCGGGTTTGGCCTGACGTCCGAGCTGGGCCCATGCCGTCTTTATGGCATCGATGCCCCTGAAATGCGCGGCTCCGATCGCCCCAAGGGCACACTCGCCCGCGATTGGCTGCGTGAGCTGCTCGAGGCACAGGACGAGTTCACGATCCGGACCTTCAAAGACGACAAGGGCAAATATGGCCGGTATCTCTGCACCATCATTCTTGACGATGGGACCAATGTGAACAAGGCGCTGGTTGCCGCCGGTCATGCGGTGGAGCGTGAATATTGAGCGATAGTGACAACAACGACGCCAATGCTCTGATCGGTGAAATCAAGGAATGGCTGGAAAAGCCACAAGATCACCTCGACGATCAATCGCGGCGCAAACTTTTGGAGGTTCTGGTCATGGACCATGTCACCAAGATTCGTCGCGCCGAAAGAGCCCGCGTTCGAGGGAAAGACCTTGTTTTAGCTGCGGCTGTATTGACGGTTCTAAGCCCTTTTGTGCCGCGTATTCTGGCGTTTTTGGGAGTTGGTTTGCAATGAGACACCGTTGGTTGGTCGCGGCATGTGCTATATTCGTCTTTGTGTGGTGGGTCGTTTTACCTGCGCTAAACTACCGACTTGGAACCAGTGAAAACATGACCGTTGAGGTGGTGGCCGAGCCATTTATTGAAGGCGACAGCCTGGTCTATCGATGGTCGGGTGATGTGGTCAGATCATGTCCCATCGAGTTGCGCCGATCGATCGTAGATGCGGATAGCGTCGTGACCAATCTGACATCTCGCGACTTAGGGCGATTGCCATCACGTTCGCTGGGGCATGTGTCCTACGAAGCCCGTGTGCCAGTTCCATTCCGCATCGTCGAAGGTCCGGCACAGTATCTGGTGGTCGAGGTTCCGCGCTGCAATTGGATGCAGCGGCTGTTTCCTATCGCCATCGATTATCCGCCGGTCGAGTTCACCGTCACACGTTAAATGATTGCCGGTGCCGCCAAGGATTGACCGGCCACGGGAACACGTCGTGAACAGACGTTGCCCAATTATTGCCCACTATCAGCGCACATTCCTGCATTGTTCTGCACAATAGGGGTGGTGCCGTAATCGGCTGTTTTTGCCCTAAATCGTTGCAAATGCCCTTGTTTTATTGGCTTTAAGGGTGGTGCCGTAATTGGCCCAATTTGTCGGTGTCACTCCCCTGCTAAGGGAGCCGTTAGGGCCGTTTAATTCTTGCCGATGTCTCTGCGCATCCGGCGGATGCACCGGTTCATGATACGTTGGCGCTCGCCCACCAGCACCTTCATAGATGCTTTCTTGCGCTCGATCCGGAGGTGCAGCTTGGCGAGCCTGCGCAGCTCCACCTCCTCTGCAAACCGGAGCCATGCGGCATGGAGGCCGAACAGGGGAGTGGTTGGCCCACCGTTGTGGCCGATCCCTGCAGTTGCCTGTGTAGTGGGTGCCGCTGTACATTCGCGGTCGTGTTTGCTCACTTTATGGCCCTGCCCTTCAAGTCCACAACGCTCGCGCTCGTGCCGGTCACAAACTGCCCCCATTTTTCAGCCAGTATCCTACGGGGTTCGAGCAGGTCGGATCGAGCATATGAACGTTCCACTGCATTACCCAATCGGTGCGCTAGAGCTGTTTCAGCGACATCATAGGTTGCCGCGTCGGTATCCTGCACCCAGGTCCGAAAGCTGGTTCTAAACCCATGCGGCCGTCCTGTTTCTTTAAGCACATTGAGCATCTTTGCGAGGGCGGTGTCAGACACGCCTTTTTTGGTGGCTTGACCAGGAAAGAGAAGATCGTCCGATATTTCCGCCAACCGTTTCACAAGCAGGATTGCTGGGGCGCTCAAGGGGACCGCGAAGTCATAAATCTTGCCGACACGTCCCTTCATCCTTTCAGCAGGTACGGTCCAGGTATCACCATCGATTTCGGCAAATCTCGCCCCGCGACAGCCGTTGGAACGGACTGCGGTCAATATCATGAATTGCAAACATGCCGCAGCATTGCCCCGTCCCTCCAACGCCTGAAACAGGTCTGGGATCTGTTGCCAGGGCGTCGCCCTTATCGGCTCGCTCACATGGATGTATTCTCCGAGTAGGTATTCAGCGGTGTCGGCAATATCCGGATCGCAAGGCATGCCCATTCGCTTTCCACCGCGCAGGATGATACGTGTTCGGTTCAGCGCCTTCCCAGCGGTCACGTGCTTTTTCGACCAGATCGGTGCTAAAGCGTCTTTGATATGGTGCGCCGTCAGCTCCGAGACCGGTTTGTTTCCGATCGCTGGCAAAATGTGGGTTTCGATCGGGCTCATCCAACGCCCTGCGATACCTTCACCGCGCAGCGTCGCCCGTTTTGCCTCGAACACTGTTTGTGCCAAATCCCTAAATCGGGGGTCGATCCGATTCCGCGCTGCATCTGTGTCCGCCTCGATGCGCCGTTTCTCATCTAGGGGATCGAGGCCAGACGCCAATATTGCGGCCCAGCTATCGCGGCTCTTTCGAGCAGCAGCGAGCGACACGTCAGTAAGGCTTCCTAGCCCCATTTCACGCCTCCGTTTTTGGAGCTGATACCGATAAATCCACCGACCTGACCCGCCCTTCTTGATTAGGTAGAGCCCGCCACCGTCCTGCAGCTTGCCGTCGCCGGAGTTCTTGATCGCGACCGCAGTCAGCTTGTTTCTCATGTGTGCCCCCCATTCTGCCCCCCACAAAAGGGTGCGCTGCCCCGCGATCCGGTTGGATGTCCAGCGACGTCGAGGGGCCTAACCTATTGGTAACATAGTAGAGCCCGACGACGCTATGCAACGTCCAGCGACAGACGGTCGGTGCTTCTCCTGGGCACCATATAATTCTCGTAAGTGGTTAAATCATATAGATAAAGACGGCATTAGGTGTCGGCTTATTCCCCCATTCATACACTCTTTGCCTTGCGCTTACGGCCTTTTTTATAGTCGGTA